AAAATACCTAATACAATCAGTAAAGCATACGCTAATCAGTTATTTGAAAAGGATTATAGACATCATAAGCGAGCTGCTCAAAGTATACCTGGTTATGACAAGATGTCATTGCAACAAAAAGCAGCAATGATTGATCTTACATTTAACATGGGTCCTCAATGGTATCAGGAATTCCCATTAATGATGGCAGCTATTCAAAAAGGTGATTACAAAACTGCTGGTGCTGAATTAAAGAATAGTCTTTACTACAATCAAGTAGGTCGTCGTGGTCCTGTTACAGTTGCTTTAATTCAAAACAAAGGTCTTGTTGGTGTAGGAGAGTATCTACTTAATAAAGGAATTACCATACCAAAGGATGCAGAATCTAAAAAAGCTGGATTTTTTGGTGGTATATTCAACTTGCTATTAGGTGCTTCACCTGCAGGTGCTTCTGGACTGTCAGCTGGTGAAGGTTTTGTTGATGAAGGACAAAGAGATAAGAAAGGAGTTGTAGCTTCAAATCTTGGATCTCTTTCTGTTATTCCTTCTAGTCATCCAGAAACAGGAACAGGATGGGGTATCAAAGGAGCTACGGATAAACATGGTCGTCCTATAGTTTTATCACAACCCGCAGCGTCTGCATTTATGCAGATGATGATGGACTCTAAGGGTCAAGTTAATGCTTCAGATGTGGCAAGTAGTGGTAGAAGTATCAAACAGAATGACAAAGTTGGTGGTCATGAAAACTCCGTACACTTATATGGTGAAGGACTTGATCTATCTGGTGCTTCTCATAAATGGATGAGAGCAAATGGTGCTCGTTACGGATGGAAATACAAGTATTCTCACGGTCCTGGTAGTGGTCATTATGATTACGTTGGAACAGGTGCTGGTAAAACACCGATTCTTTCTCCCTTTGGTGGTAAAGCATTCCCATTCTCAACGACTACAAGGACAGATTCTAGTGGTCGTCCTCAAGTTGGTGTTGGTGCTGCTGCTGATTTTGGTTCTATTCTTAAAAGTATGAATCTAAATGAAATGCTAGAAGAGTCATTTGGTAGAGGTGGCGGACCAGGTTCATTTATGGGTGGTGAAACAATGGATGTATTAGGAGGTATGTTTGGTGGTGGAGCACTACCTGGAAGCAATGATATGTTCAAGAGTGGTAGAACAAAAAGAAACGCATCTACTTACGAAGAACAAGCACGAGTTCGTAGAGTTACAGAGCAGCGTAATGCAGCAAGAAGAGAGATCAACAATAGAACTACTGAGATAGTGCAAATGGCATTAGCTGCTGTAGAATCTTCTAATGGATCTAATCGTCAATTTATTTCAAGAGCAGAAGCAGGTATTCGTCAACTCTTAGGTGCTCAAGCAGGTGGTGGAACATTTGCAAATGTAGGTGGAACAACAGGAACAGTTCTTAGAACCGCAGTTGCAGTGCTTAATTCCTTTAATAACCCTCTTAGAGGTATCTTCCAATGAGTACTGTAATTCAAGATAGAGTTGGTTCTATTACAAGGAACACCGCAGGTGAAGTTGACATTAAATTGTTTGTTTATAAAAATCGTAGGAAGAAAAGAACAACCAAAGGTGACGCAGATTTATCATCATTTCTAAGAGGATTTGAAGTCTATGAAAGTATTAGTAATACTTGCATGGAAATGAAGTTAATTTTGGAAGACGCTGCTGGTGTTTTACAAAGTCTTACAGGAACTGAAGAGTTTGGATTGCAACTTAAAACTACCCTTATTGATAGAACTTATTTTTTTAGAGCATATCAAATTGGTGCAAGAGTTAGAATGAATCAGCAAAGTGAGGCTTTTGTTATTGATTGTGTTTCTGATGAATATACTAGAAATGAAGTATTAAATGTATTTGGTAATTCTGAAACTATATTTAATAACAAGACTGAAGCTACTCAGATTATTAAAACATTGATGGGTAGAAAATATTTAAACACTGCTAAAAAACTATATCTTGAGAAAACTTTAAATAAACAAACCTTTATATCACCTAATTGGAGACCATTTGATTTAATCTATTGGATGTCTCAAAGAAGTATTCGTAAATCTGGTAAAGGTCAGCAATTACAAAATGGTTTTGCATTCTTTGAAAATGCACTAGGATTTCATTATAAGTCGATAGACAGTATGATTAATCTTGCTAATGAACAAGATACGAAACCTACTAATCCAAACACTGAAATGGGTGATATTAAAATGTATACTTACACATATACACCCAAAGCGTTTACTAATCCTTCTAATGCTCAATTTTCTATCTCTGCTGTATCTTTTCCAAAAGAAAGAAACTTTTTGATGGGATTACGTCACGGTAATTTCTCAGGATATAGTGTTGGATTTGATCCTACGTTTGTTACTAGGTCTAGATTTGGAAGTAGTACTGACTTATCTGCAGATTCTTACAAATATAGAGTAAAGGATTTATGGGGTAAGATGTCACATTTAGCGGGTAGCGGATCTAAAAATCCCCATTCATTTATTGATGAGGAGTTAAAGGAGTATATCAATCAACCTAAACGTGTTAGATTCCAAATGCTTCCCAATCAAATATTTGATCCTAAGTTCCAAAATAATCCTCAAAGAAACTATGAGCAAATTGTGGAACTACAGGCATATCAATGGATGCGTATAGAATCATTGAAAAATATTCAACTTGTTGTTGAGGTTCCTGGCAATCTTGATCTATATGCTGGTGCAGGTGTTAATATTGTCATTCCCTCAAATACAAAGACTACAGGTGGAGTTAAGGTTGACAGAAAGTATAGTGGACGTTATATTATAGGAGCAGTTTCGCATAAAACTGCGGGACTTTCTCTAGTAACAGAGTTAAATCTCCTAAAAGACAGTATGCAATTATAAATAGTTCTGTATCACGAGGTACGAATATGAAAACAATCGAAGAACACATCCAAGCAGATCAAACAATCTTAGACAATCCGATGTCATCACCTGCAGCACGCAGACATGCAAAAGTGGAATTGGAAGAACTAGAAGTTTATCATGCTAATCATCCAGAAGATCATCATGATCCAAACGCACTCGAACTTTTCTGCGAAATGCATCCAGATGAACCAGAGTGTTTAGTTTATGACGATTAGTTTTGATGATGCACTTTTAGGTCACTGGACAAATAGACATCAAGCACAATCTAATCCTTTAGGGTTTGCTTCGGTAGAACTGATATGGGATATAGATTACAGTGACGTAGATCAGATTTGGTATACATCAAAAAATTTTTATAGAAAAGAGGGTCCTGACAAACCTTATCGAAGTGGGAGACATAAAATGTCTCTTATAAGGGGGGACTCTTTTTTAATGGAAAATTATAGTGAAGATGGAACTAAAAGACAAGGATGCGACATGTTATTTGTTGATATTAATGGCAGATGGGAAGGTAGATTATTTGCAGAAGGACAATGTGTCATAGGTGATGCAATAATTAGTTCACATATGGTATTATATGGAGATAAGTTACATAGTGCAGATCAAGGAAGAGACAAGGAAGGTAATCTAATTTGGGGTACTGACCATTTCTACGAGTTCACTAGACTTGCTAAATACTAAGAAACATCGTGTGAAGAATGGCAGCGACTATTGATGGTATTATTAATGAACCCACGATTAATTTCGTAGGTAAAGACGGTTTTTTCTGGTGGGTTGGTGAAGTAGAAGACAACGAAGATCCTATGGAACTTGGTCGAGTAAAGACTAGGATTCTAGGATACTATACTAATGTACAGGGAGGAACAACTGCTGATCTTCCTACAGATAAACTTCCTTGGGCAACTGTATTACAACACACATGTCAACCAGGTAATGACGGACAAGGTGAGAGTTCTGGACAACTTCAACCTGGTGCTATTGTCATGGGTTTCTTCATGGATGGAGAAAACGCACAGATGCCTATTGTTATTGGTGTTTTGCGTGTAACTAAATCTTCAGATACTAGAACTAAACAACAGTTTACTTTTACAGGTGAACAGTTTGAAGATGGTGTTGGAGTCAATCATGCTGCTAAACATCCTGCAAACGTAAATGATTCATTAGCAACATCACAAGGTGAAGGTTATTTACGACAAGGTAATACTAACGCAGTTGCATTGCCAGGTATGTTGACTACAGAACCTGGTGGTAATGGTTCTCCCGACAATATTGGTAATGCCACTGGTATTGCAGGTGGTAAACATAACCCAGTTAAACCAAAAGATCCTAGTCTACCAATCCCTGTAGCAAATGGTGTTGGCGGACCTTTTAAATCAATGGAGTATAAGTTATCTTATCTCGTTGAAGAAATTGCAGAGACTGCTGCTGTCTTAGTAAAGACTGAGAAGGAAGGTGAATTTATTGATATGGTTACAGGTAAACTTGTAACTGTTAAAGAACTTACAGCAAAACTACAAAATTTCTTGAGTGCTATATTTACACAGGTAATTGGTGCTATCAGACAGTCACTAGCAAATCTAGCAGAGCAGTTAGATGTCGTAAATTTATTAGCAAGTGCTACTGGTATCCCATTTGTTGTTTTTACTACAATTCAAACAGCAGTTACACAGATACTAAGTCAGTTATGTATTATTGATAGTCAGTTACTAGGTTATATTACTAATCCTCTTGCATCTGTAACAAACGTCTTAAACAGTTT